ACCGCACTGCTCGGTATCCCCGTGGTAGTATGGGTGGTGCTTCGCAACAAATCCGTTACCGCATGATACATCTCAAGGATTTCTCAATAGGCTTCGGCTCCCGTACCCTGCTCGACAAGGTGAATACATCTTTCGGAAAAGGACAACTGACTGCTCTTATCGGACGCAACGGTTCAGGCAAATCGACCCTTCTGAGAGCCATTGCCGGATTGAACAGACAATATTCGGGAGATATAATACTTGACGGCAAGGATATACGTTCACTCACTCCCGACATACTCGCCAGGTCTCTCGCGTTTGTCACCACTGAACGCACACGGATTCCTAATCTGCGCTGTGAGGATGTAGTAGCCATCGGTCGCTCCCCGTACACCAACTGGATAGGCAGGATGCAGGATATCGACAGACACATTGTGTCGGATGCCATTCGCTTGGTAGGGATGGAGGGTTATGCCGGGCGTACAATGGACACCATGAGCGACGGAGAATGCCAGCGTATTATGATCGCACGGGCTTTGGCGCAGAACACACCTGTAATGCTGCTTGACGAACCCACCTCCTTCCTTGATATGCCCAACCGTTATGAACTCGTCTCGCTTCTCCGCACACTTGCACACGAAAAAGCTAAATGTGTCCTGTTCTCAACTCATGAACTGGATGTGGCACTTCGTATGTGTGACAGTATCGCACTGGTGGATAATGGAGCGCTTCATCATCTTTCAGTAACGGAAATGGTGAAAAGCGGACATATACAAAGATTATTCTCGTCTCCGGATTTGAGCTTTGAAGAATTGCTATGGCAGAACAGGAAATGACATTTACATACCAGGTACAAGATTTTACAGCTACCATATCCACAGAGGAATACATCCGGAGATTCAGTAATTCCGAGTGTTTCATAAAGTATTGCAAAGAATGTCGGAATTATGGTAAGGTGTGGGTCTGTCCTCCGTTTTCGCATGATACGATGGCGGAACTGCGTCAATACGCCCGGGTTCTTTTAGTAGCTACCAAAATCACACCGGACGGAAAGAAAATCCCTTTCTCGGAAGTAAACCGATTCTTTCGCCCGGAACGACTACGTATCGAAAAAAAATTGCGGGATATGGAAATCACTTACAGAGGAAAGGCATTTGCTTACGCCGGAAGCTGCCTTTATTGTCCCGAAGGTACTTGTTCAAGGCTTGACAATCAACCGTGCCGGCATCCGGAATTGGTGAGACCCTCTCTTGAATCATACGGCTTCGATCTCGGAAAGACTGCATCAGAGCTATTTGGCTTCCCATTGCTATGGAGCAATGACGGATATCTCCCCGAATATCTCACGCTGATCTGCGGTTTATTTCATAACGCTGAGAATATTTGTAAAAACAAATTAAAAATATAGTGGCAATTCAAAATGGGTAAAAATCGCTTTCAATTACTTGAAAATCTCGTCCACACGATTAACCGCATCATCTTTCTTCTGATCGATGATTTTTGCGTAGATTTGCGTTGTGGCTATATTCTTGTGCCCTAATAGCTTGCTTGTTGTGTAAAGGTCGACATCAAGCGTAAGCATTAGGGTGGCGAAGGTATGTCGGCTCACGTGGAAAGCGATAGGCTACGCAAGGAAAAGCAAACAGAAGAAGATTAAACGTAAACCGTTTGAAATGAGCATGGTTTCAGTATTTTGCCAAATTGAGAAAATGCAAATGACAACGTAATATTGAGGTTGTTCAGTTACCAGACCGTTAGCCGGGCAGTTACCGGAACGAGAACAGGTAACGGAAAACAATGAAAAGAAATCCTCACCGTTTTCTTTGCACTCGTACTCAGCATTTTGCTTATTAAGGAACGCTTATATGGCAAGTAACTTTGCACCTAAAAATATAAGCGTATGAAAGTAGAAAAATTCAAGGTGCTGCTCTACCTCAAAAAGAGCGGACTGGGCAAGTCGGGCAAAGCCCCGATAATGGGAAGAATTACAGTGAACCGCACGATGGCGCAGTTCGGATGCAAGTTGTCCTGCACTCCCGAATTGTGGAATCCCCGTGAAAGCCGTCTGAACGGAAAAAGCCGCGAGGCAGTGGAGACTAATGCCAAGATTGACAAGTTGCTACTGGCGGTAAACATTGCATTCGACAATCTTGTGGAACGCAAAATTGATTTCGATGCCACCGATGTGAAAGATCTTTTTCAAGGCAGCATGGAAACGCAGATGACCCTTATGAAAATGACCGATGTTGTCTGTGATGACATCAAGGCACGTATCGGTATTGATCGTGCCAAAAGTACTTATCCCGGCTATCACTATATGCGGCTGGCACTCGGAGAGTTCATCAAGCATCAGTACAAGGTCAAGGATTTGGCTTTCGGGCAACTGACGGAACAGTTCATCCACGACTATCAGACATTTGTCACGGAAGATAAAGGACAGGCAATTGATACTGCCAGACATTATCTTGCCATACTTAAAAAGATTTGCCGTCTTGCTTATAAAGAGGGACATGCCGATAAAATCCACTTCCAACATTTCACCCTGCCGAAGAAAAAGGAAACGACTCCACGGGCATTGAGCCGTGAATCGTTCGAGAAAATCCGTGACGTGGAAATACCTGCATACCGCAAATCCCATATGCTGGCAAGGGATATGTTTCTCTTCGGATGTTACACAGGTGTATCTTATGCGGATGTCGTTTCGATTACCCATGCTAATTTGCAGACAGACGGGGACGGGGCATTATGGTTGAAATACCGCAGAAAGAAAAACGAACTCCGTGCCAGTGTAAAACTATTGCCCGAAGCAATTGCGCTTATCAATAAGTATAGCAGTGAGGACAGAGAAACCTTGTTTCCTTTACTTCGCTGGCCCAATCTTAGAAGGCACATGAAAGCGTTGGCGGCACTGGCAGGCATCAAGGATGACCTGTGCTACCATCAGGCGCGCCATAGTTTCGCCTCGCTGATTACGCTTGAAGCTGGTGTGCCGATTGAGACCATCAGTAGGATGTTGGGGCATTCCGATATTTCCACCACTCAGGTGTACGCCCGTGTCAGTCCGAAAAAACTCTTTGAGGACATGGACAGGTTCATCAAAGCTACCGAGGATTTCAAACTTACCCTTTAATACAGCAAACGATATGCGAAGTACATTTTCACTGTTACCCTATATCAACCGCAGCAAGGTAAAGGCTGACGGTACGACCGCCGTTCTCTGCCGCATAACCATTGACGGGAAACAGACGGTCATAAGCACAAGTATCTATTGCCGTCCCGAAGATTGGAATGGCAAGAAGAACGAGATAAAGTCCACAAGGGAAAACAACCGCTTGCAGGAATATCTCCGGATCATTTCAGAAGCATACGAGGAAATACTGAAATCGCAAGGTGTAGTCAGTGCAGAGATGTTGAAGAGCCACATCACCCAAAACAACATTCATCCGACTACCCTCCTGCAAATGGGAGAATGGGAACGGGAGCGGTTAAAGAAACACTCCGAGAAAATAGATTCAACCTCCTCCTATCGAAGTTCAATGTATTACCAGAAGTACCTGACAGACTATATTGTGTCATCGGGTAAAAAGGACATCGATTTTGAAGAAGTTACAGAGGACTTCGGCAAATCTTATAAGGCATATCTGAAAAGATGCAAGAACTTCGGGGCATCTCAGACCAACCATTGTCTGCGATGGTTGAACCGCCTGTTGTATCTGGCAGTCGATAAGGAGATAATCCGAGTGAATCCCTGTGAGGAGTTGGAATATGAAACCAAACCGGAGGCAAAGCACAGATACATCAGCCGCGATGAGTTCAAGAAGATACTTTCCACCCCGATGTATGACAACAGGCTGGAGTTGGCGAGACGGGCTTTCATATTCTCCTGTCTGACGGGATTGGCGTATGTGGATATGCAGTTGTTGCATCCCCACCACATCGGGATGAATGCGGAGGGCAGACGGTATATCCGTATCAACCGCAAGAAGACAAAGGTGGAAGCGTTCATACCCCTGCATCCCATAGCGGAACAGATATTGTCGCTGTACAACACGGCCGATGACGAACAGCCCGTATTTCCGCTTCCTAACCGTGATGCCTTGTGGTTTGAAATTCATGAGTTAGGGGTAATCATTGGCAAAGCGGATAACTTGTCCTATCACCAAAGCCGACATAGTTTCGGAACTTTCCTTATTTCAGCGGATATACCGATAGAGAGTATCGCTAAGATGATGGGGCACTCCAATATTCGGACGACACAGGGATATGCACGTATAACCGATGACAAAATCTCAAAGGATATGGACAAACTGATAGAACGCCGGAAGAAACAATCTACCGGCGAAAAGACAAACAAAAGTAACTAAACAATGTCAATACAATATATTATGGATAGAGGTATAATCAAAATCAGTGAAGTGGGTATGGTCACTATTCCGACCGCACCCGTATGGACGACACAATTCGAAATCGCCGACTTGTTTGGAGTATTCTCTTGTGACATCCGTAAAGCGATTCATGCTATATATAGGAATAAGGAGTTAAACGAATGTGATACGATGAAATATATCAAGCAACCGGATGACATCAGTTATGACGTTTATAACCTTGAAATGGTTATAGCCATTGCATTCAGGATATGCAGTAAAGAAAGTATCTTGTTCAGACGGTTTGTGATAAATGAAATCTACGCCACCAAGAAAGAGACCTCAATAACATTGTTTGTATCCTGTGACAGAGGAAGCAACCTATGGTATAGTTGAGGTTCATCCTCATCAGTCACTTGTTCCCGATGCTCGGATGCAAAGGTAGCACATGGCTCTGATGGCAGTGGCAAGGTCAGGCGGCAAAGCCGTTTCGGGCAGAATCTTCCTCCTGCGGAGCGTATTCAGCCCGAAAACCTTGCCTCTGCCGGCCATACGCTCGAAAGGCATCCGGCAACGGAAACAAGCGACTGACGGGAAATCAGAAGATATAAATGAACGGCTAACAGACGAAGCGGAATTTTGATGCTTCATCCGTAAGCCGTTCATTTTTCTTCTTTTAGCCACAAGTCCATTACTGCCGCAAATTATAGGGCAGACGGCAAACTGCGCTCCTTCAAGAAAATCAGATCGCCTTCTGTCGGTAGGCGGAGCGGTAGCCGTCAGTTAGCATCTTCTCTATGTCGGATTCACGATAGAGGATTTTGCCACCTAATTGGATATAGGCTATCCGTCCTTCGTTGCGGTAGTCTTGAAGTGTTCTTCGGCTTACCTTCAGTCGTGCTGAAACCTCCTTGTCGGTAAAGAAACGTTCTCCGCCCAATGTCGGGCGGTAGTTGGCGGTCAGGCGCTCGTAGTTGTCCAGCAGACGGTCAAGGCTGCCCATGAAGTGGATTATCCACTCGTTGTCTTTGTTAATCAATTCGTTCATGTTACTTTGGATTTAGTGGGTATTGTCATTATACTTTATTTATTGCACTGAGATTATATCGTCCGTCCTTTGAATCTCGCTTCTTTTCGTCTATCCTCCACAACGGAAACGATACGCTGCACATCTTCGGGACGGTAATACGTCTTATGGTTTATTTGTGAGTAGGCAAGCGTACCGTTGTCCCGCAGAGTCTGCAACTTGCGGGGACTGATGTTCAGCATCCGGCACACGTCCTGATTGTCCATCCACTCACTTATTCTCTTTTCGCCGTGCCGCTGGCAGATTGCTTCCATACGGTGAACGAAGCGGTCGAATTTGGCGACCATCGCCTCAAAGGTTTTTCTTTCGATAGATACGATTTCCATATACGTTATTCTTTGATGTTATTGTTTCTTTTGCCGCAAAGGAATATATAATCAGTTATCCGACAATGGTTTTTCTAAAAGTGGAAGCATGTGGCACCGGTATGGCATAGGTTGTCCGGGGTACTATTTATCGTTATCATCTTAATTGGGGATTTTAGCAAGAATGCCAAGAACAAAATAAGGACTTAATTCAAATTTACCCGTAAATACATCTTTGTTCTTCCTGTGATTCATATCCGGCAAATCGAAGAAGTCTGCACCATTGTTCATACCGCCATAAGGCAAAACCACACAAAATTACCTAACAGAATCCAAGTCCTTGACTGACTGAACTAAAGCCTCTTACTTTGCTCCCGACAAACGGTCAACTATGCGCATACAGACCAACAAGTATTCACTTTAAAAAGAAACAACAATGAGCAAGAAATTCAAATACATTGAGAACGATGAAACGTTCAAGAACTTCAAGTTGGAAGACTATATGCCTTCCATGCCCAAACACGAACCGGAAGAGAGTTCTTCCGTAGCAGAACAAGAACCTGTTGTGGAAGCAGGCAATCTCTTTCCTATATTGGATGAGCCGGACACATCCGCAGAACAGGTAACTGAGCCGGAAACAAGCGCAGGGTCAGACAATGAGGAAAGAGAAACAGAGGCGGATAACGTTACCGTGGAACGAACTGTCGCCAGACGTATCAGCAGCAAGCAGCGTAGGCTGTCATTAGACGAATACCGTGCCACCTATCTGCGAGTGCCCAAGATTGCCGACCGCAAGCCCGTGTTTGTCAGTGGGGAGGTTCGTGACAGGTTGGACGAGATTGTGCGCCGCCTTGGTGGACGTGACATGAGCGTATCAGGGCTTATTGAGAACCTCGCCCATCAGCATCTGTCATCCTATGAGGATGATATTGACCAATGGCGTAAATTGTAGGAATTAAGACAAGACCAACGGAGCATCTTTAGGGTGTCTTTCAGAGATGCTCTAAATCACTTTTAACGAAGTTTGGAGGGAGCAAGTTTATGTTTCGGGCAGACCGAAACCACTTGCCCCGCTCCAAACATCGCAGGGAAGGCACATCCCGTTGGTCTATCTGCTGTATAACTACTATAATCAGTAATCAAATCAAGAAATAGAAAATCATGGACAACGAAAAAAGGAAGAATAATATAAAAGGTAACAGACGGGAACGAGCCAACAAGGGAGGTCGTCCCGTCAAAGGAGCCACCGAGAAACTGAAATACCGTATCACGGTGAAGATGGCAACGGAAGACTACTACCTATTGAAGTCAAAATCGAAGTCAGCAGGTGTTTCCACCAGCGAGTTCATTCGTGGTTGTATCAAAGAGGGCGGTATAAAGGAACGGCTCTCGAAAGAGCATGGCGACCTTATCCGTAAACTATGTGGCATGGCTAACAATCTGAACCAACTGGCACGAAAGGCGAATGCCGGGGGGGATGCTTCCGTATTTGTTACTTGCCGCACACTGATGATAGAGATAGACAATCTTGTAAACCGGATACGCCTATGATAGCAAAAATCATGAAAGGTTCGGACTTCAAGGGTGTGGTTTATTACATTCTGAACGACGAGAAAGGTGCTCAAATCATAGATTCTGACGGCTTATTTCTGGAAAATAACGACACGATAGCGCAAGGATTTATCTGGCAAGCACAGATGAATCCAAGGGTAACAAAGGTTGTAGGGCATATCGCATTGAGTTTTTCTAAGGAAGATGCGCCACGACTGAACAACGTAGTCATGGCGCAGATTGCCCGTGAGTATATGGAACGGATGGGTATCAAGAACACACAGTACATCATCGGGCGGCACTTTGACAAGGAACATCCGCATGTGCATATTGCGTTCAACCGCATCGACAATAATGGCAAGACCATATCCGACAGGAATGACCGCTTCCGCAGCGAGCGTATCTGTAAGGAACTTACCAAGATGTACGGGCTTCATTTTGCCAATGGCAAGGAGCAAGTGAAGACAGACCGATTGCGTGAGCCGGATAAGACGAGGTATGAGTTGTACCAAATCTTGAAGACGGAGGTCAGCAGATGCAAGGTTTGGAATACCCTGCTTGAAAGATTAGAACGGCAAGGCGTAGATGTGCAGTTCAAATATAAGGGACAGACGACTGAAATTCAAGGTGTCATCTTTACGATGAACGGCTATCGCTTCAACGGTTCAAAGGTGGACAGGCAATTCAGCTACTCCAAGATTGATGCGGCATTGAACCGCAACAATTACAAGGAACGGCAGACGCAACCGCAACCACAGACTTATCAGGAAGAAATAAGGCCAATTTCTAATAGTGGCAGCAGTCTTATTGAGGGTTCATTAGGATTGTTCTCTCCAAGCAATATGCCGGAGGAGCAACAACCTTACGACCCGTATCTGAAAAACAAGAAAAAGAAGAAACGACGTAAAATCAACTGGTAATCATGGCAGACAACAAAGTATTCATCCTCTTTGAGGAAATCAAGACCATGCTTGAAGGCATGAAAAGCAGATTGGAAGAACTTCCGAAAGTGATTGACAGACGACAGCCGGACGGGAACGACAAGCTGGATTTGTCCCCGATTAAGGATGCAATGGCAGAAACTGCAAGAGCCAATACAGAACAGGTTAAAGGCTTGTTGGCAAGGCAATGGGAGGCTTACGCAAAAGCATCTAACATAATCCTTAGAAGAATTGATTATTGGGAAGAAGAATTGAAAATGCCAAAAGAACAACAGGAACAGCAACCGCAAGAGCATATCCACAGGCACAGCTTCGACATCAAGTCGAGCAAGGTGTTCTCTTTCGTTGTGGGGTTGGGTGTGTTATGTGTTTTCTCCTTGTGGGGCAACATCGAACAATGGCAGTCTAAACGTCAGTATGCGGACGATGCCTTGAAGTTCCGTGCTATCCGCGCATGGGGCGGATGTGACGCCAACGATGTGCTTTGGCTCAACAAGGTGTTCGACATCCATCGGGACGAGAAGGCCATCGAATGGGTACGGAAACAGGCGGATGGATATGACACGTCCTTGAAAGCCGTTTCCGACAGTCTGGTACTACATGATTTGAGCATCAAAAGGCAATAAAAATAAGATTAAAATTATCTTTCAACTTCAAGAGCATTTCAAAGGGTAAACCTTGAAATTGCTCTTGAAAGAATAAGCTGAATTAATTGTTCCCAATAGTCCAAAAATTAGGCATTTGAACTTTAAATTCAGGGTCAATGTTATGACATTGTTCTTTAATAATACCCCTGCGATGAATAGCTGGTTGTAAACAATAGGTATCAAATTCTTCACGGTTTACATCTTCAATTGAAGTCCAATGAGGAAACAAAAGTTTCATTGAAGCTACCGTTATACGCTTCACTGCATTAAAGTCACGATTGTCAGCTTGCTTTTCATAGCCTACCAACTCATCAAAGAGTTGTCCGTAAATCGTCTGTGTACGCAATGTATGCAATGCCTCCGAAAAATATTCCACATTGACAGTCCATCCTTTGAATATCATTTCTTTGTTAATACGGGGTAAATACCAACCTTCTATGAAACAATGAAAGCGGTCGAGCAAAGCGGATTCTCTAAAACTTTCGGGTAATTTATCAAAATATTTTCTTGACATAGGACGACGGTTGTCATTTAAGTCGATATTCCCCATCAGCATCAGCCCACAATCAGCAATAAACTCAAAATTGTCAATTGTTGTTTTACCTTGTTCCAAGTAGGCTTTTAATGCAGCTTGTATTTCCGAACGTTCTTGGAAAACAATGGTTTGTATTTCATCAAAAGCTGTAAAATCGTGGTTCTTAATAATACCAGTTTGTTGCTTTTGTTTGTCGTAGAACAGTTTGGCTCGTGATACTTTTCCACCACTAACTAACCATCCGTATTTAGACAAGTTACCAAATACGTATGATTTTCCTGTTCCTTTAGGGGCAAGTTCTATCACATTGAGTCTGGGTTCTACAAATATCAACAAACGAGTAAGGAATTCTACCTTTTCTTTCATTGTCGAGAACCCATCAGCATTATATTCCATAGCAGATAATAGCACATCAATCCATTCGATTGTTGTGAATTGTTTTCGAGCGTCCCGATAATAACTCATATCAATGGATTTATAAGGTTTAAATGGTTTAAAGTCGAGCATTTCCACATGATTCCTTTTTCCGTCATCATCAGGCATCACGCACATTTTTATAATGCCCCACTTTTCTCCATCCACCAATTCCCCTTGATGCTTATTGTACACATAATCGGGAATGATACCTTCTTTCAATTTAATGCCCATATCAGGAATGGCGAAACGGCGTACTCCTTTTACTAAGTCTATATAGATTTCAAAACGAGTGAGCAATGTCAATTCTTCTCCACAGCCTAAGCGGTCTTTCACTTCCGAAGTATGCCGTGGAATGACCTTGTCAAGAAAATTAGTCAATCCGCCTTTATCAACCTCACCATTTGAGTTAATGTATTTTTTTAGCAAAAAGTCCTTGACGAACGAAGGAAGAGTACGTCCATCAAACAGACTGCCAGATGTAGCAGAGTCTTTATAAATGGTTTGTGTTCCAAATGCTTGACGTATCTTGTTGCTTAATTCTTCTGTCATATATCAATATTTATTATAAGTCACCGAAAAGGTCTTCTTCTTCAGCACCCAAGTTAATCTTTATTTTAAACTTTTGTGAATAGCTGCCAATGCGTATTTCCACTTCATCAACCTCTTGTGTTAGCTCCAATCTGTCGCTCTCAAAACGGAAATGTCCTTGGTTGTTCAGATTGTATCCTGTGTTATTATAAATCAACTTTGGTATTTCCAAGTTTGTAACACCTTTGATACGGAACATTAGAATCGGATTATTTCCGTTCACTGCATCATCAATAAGGCTTATTGAGTATTCAGAAGGTTGCCGCTGCGAAGATAGAATTATGATAGGAACCAACACTTCTTCTGGAGTACATCCACCATGGCATCCCTGTCCATCGGGTATTTTCCCTGCAAGTGAATTATGGCGAAGCGAGCAAATAGTTTGCCTATCATCTAATATGATGTATTTGTCATCTTGGGTATTAGTTCCTATTTTACGTATGGCACATCTCCCATAATGGTCTGATTTTATGCCTCCTAAGTTATATCCAGTCCGTAATTGTGAGAGATAAGACAGACCGTGGTCCGAAATGATAGCAATCTTTTTGCCAGCATGTTCTGAAATAATCTCTCTCACAGCACTTTCCACAATTCTAATTTCTTCAATAATATATTGAGGGTAAAAAGTGCATTTATGGGCAAAGCCATCTAAATCGCCTTTTTTCGATAATTCACCGTTAGTTAGCTTTAACAAGTCGGTCTTGTTGTTTTCTGTCTTTGAAGGCAATAAAGAACGGGCTATCATTATCTCATTAAGAAAGATGCCCTCGCTTTTGTATTGCTCCACAAGTCGCATAATAAACGGAATCCAATCAATGCCTAAACCGTCAATCCAATAAAAAACTTCAACATCCTTTCTTCCATTCAACAATGTGCGAACAGTGCTGAATTGATTGTACCACGAGTTGAAAGTTACGGAGTTAGCATTTCTCTCATCTATTGATGTACTTATTAAATCTGTATATCTATTAGACAATTTCGCCTGTTTGTAAGCATCCATGTAATCTAATACCCATTTCTGATGAATATCGGAAGTGCCGCAACTCTTCTCCATATAGTTATAAAGCTGTGGATATAGTTTAGCCAGTTTATTTATCGGAACACGACCATTGGCAACCCACCGTATCATCAATTCTTTTTCTCCGTCAGACAATCCTGTAACATATCGCATGGCGGTCTCATACCCATCTTCCAGTGCTATATTCTCCAACTTTCGGCACAATTTCTCATTCGTATCGTCTGTTAGTCGTATCTTGTTTTTATGGGCATAATTTAGGATTTCCGTGCGCTCATTCAGGCACTCTTCCGGATTGTCCATGTCAAAAACAGATAGGGCGGCTGCCGACACAAACTCTTGATTGTTGTACAATCTACATTTACGGAGCAACTGGCAAATATACCCTTTGTTACAGAATCGTTTGGAATAGTAGGTAGCCAGCAACCAGCGTTTGAAATGTTCCGTATTTTCGAACCAAGTCTTAACAAATACAGTGTAGTCTGCCAAATCGAATATATCGAAATATTTATTGAAGAATTTTTCAAAAGAAAAATTCTTGTATTCTATTTCTCCTGCTAATTTCTCCCAATTACCGGCATCTTCCCTTTGATATTTTATCTCGCCAAAATCGAGGTGCAATCCTTTTGTTAGAAATTCATATGCATTACTACAAGTGGTATAACTCAAAGCATTGTCCGGCTGGGCATTGTCCGCCAATGCGTAAATTGATTTGGACGTACTGATAATGTCTGGTCTTGCATTCTCATCACGCCACACTTTGAGCCAATCTGTAACAGAGCGTACTATGGTAAATTCTCTCTCCAATCCGGCTACTTGGTAAGTGCTTTGAGCAAGCGTCAGGTGGTATCCGTTTTCTTGCTTGGAACCTACCAAATGCCAAATGACAGACTGGGAATCTGAAAAGAATTTCGACATTTTGCCATATTGACCAATCATCGGGATATAAACGCGCTGTCGATTATTAAAGCCGGAAGTTGCAGACTGTATTCCCTTGATGTCGCTAACCAAAGTTTCAAATTCCTTCGCTGTATGATTGTCGTAGAATCGTGCCAATTCCGAGAATGGCACAATAATGCAATCGGAGTCGCTATTATCTTCTATATATTGTCTGATACAATTAGCCAAGCAACTATGCGTCAAGATTTGGTCAGGGTGTTCTTTATCCATCCAATCCACTATTTTCTGCATTTTTGTTACTCCTAATCCTATTAATTCGCTGACAAAATCTTTGGAGTCTGCAAAGTTATCAAATAACACAAAACGTACCGGATAGCGATTTAGTATTGAGGAGTTGGCACCATCGGCTGCTTTGTCCTTTTTTACCTCCTCTATGAGACTGTCGATATGCTCGAAATCCTTATTCATACATCTAATTATCTAAAATTATGTCGAGTATGTCTTCATATCCCAAGTCACAAAGCTGTTCCAACAAGCGTTGAGCAGTAGCAAGCGAAGGAATATTGCCAATATGCTCCAATGCTTGCTGACGTTTTGTCGAAGAACAAGAATTCAAGCGTTCCGACACTTGCCCAAACTTTGTTTGTGGTTCTTCATGCGCATTATATGATTGCCCCGGTGTAAACGGCGTATATTTTGAGGGCAGTGCAGGGGGGAAGGATGTTGGCGCAGGCATTGGAGTAAGCGACAACTTCCAATCCTTTAATTTGTCATTCACCTCTCTTTCCGTCCAAAGCCCTACTTCTCCTTGCAAGTGTTGCTTGATATATGTCTTCGCATCCGGCAAATGTTCATCATCCAAATTCACGATTTCATTAGATTTGAGGAAATTATGATAACCTTCTTCGAAAACTCCACTGCGATTGAGCAGCATAGGGAACTCAAATTCATAACGTCCCAACAAATCAAGCGCATCATTCATCAATGACGGATTTTTGTTAATGTTTGGATCAAGAGATATTGTCACAATATTATCAATGAGAGATGACATTTCTTCGTTTGTTCCATGTACATACTTCAATGTCCATAGTGGATAACCTTTTTCTGCTGTATATTCATGAGAAATAGCCCAACGAGCATCTTTCAAGCTGCTGATATCCGAATAGGTCTTCAATGACTTTAACTTGAATACCTTTATCAACAATTTACTCAGTTGTCCTGCTTCTTTCGTTTCGAACGTAAAAGTGATCTTGTTACTTGGCTTTCCGTTCTCCCATGACTTGAACGTTTCCATCACATCATCCACCAAATGCTGTGCTAATCGGGGCTTGCCATCTACCGAATAAATTTTATTTATCCAGGGTCGCATGGCAAATGACAGCATGGCGATACCCGCATACGAAGGGAACAAACCGTAAGGCGCACGTGTCAATTCGATGAATTTCTCCGCTAAATTAAACTCTTTTGCCTTGTCGGCGTTCTTTATTTTTCGGCTGACGAATTCACTTACCAAATAAAGCGGATGATTTTCTTTATCTACATTTTCTTTCCAGTGAAGATTATCATCCACTGCATCTTGGAATAAGAACTTTAGAGGTAAAGCCGGACCTGTTGCTTTGCCTATTATTTCATCATAGGTATTGAACATCAATATGTTCTTGGCCGTTTCTTTGGCTTGTTGATTTTTCCAGAATGTCTTTGGCGCACGAGTACGTAGCAAATCAAGTGTTTCCGCTCCACGACTAAACACTTTAGGGGCTATGCCTACATTGACTGCTGTTGCCAGCTTCATGGTGGAAAAGGTTTCGCTTTCTCCTTTCACATATACAGAAAAATTGCTACGACGAACTTCTTTCATCCAATCTGAAATCATGGCTTGTGCATTCTTGTCGTGTGCTGCACGTTGGTCTGCCAAGTTATGGCGACTTGCGCATTGGGCATTAGCCATGTACTCTATGAAACGTTCGTAATTGTCGTCACCGAAAGTAGCATCAAACACCATAAAGACAACATTGGTAAAACGTTCGTCGTTTGAGGCATGTGAAGCTATAGTTTTCAATTCATTCATCTCTTCATCGTTTCGCCCAAGCATTATAGCCATGAACAATTCATAGTTTTTCGCTTTTTCTATAGCGTTCTCTATCTGATGGAGCAAGGCTGCTTCATTCACATAGAGGGAAAAGAAATTGATACTGACAGGACGGCTGACATTAGAAGTAAGCGTATCGAATGCTTTGCGTACTTCCTGCCCATACGTAACCAGTTGTGAGGTATATTTGAATTGAGCTTTCATTTCCAATTTAATCTCCTCAATCTCTTTGGGAGGAAGTGCGGAGAATTGGATAGAGAACAATCCGCCCGGAGCACGTTGAATGATACTATTATCATTCAGCCAGTTCAATATTTCGTCTATATGAGGCTCTATTTGTGTACCTATAAAAAGACTTTTCACATTTTCTTCGCTGGGGGTTACGGTTTCGTTTCCGGCTACATTATTTAAAGCATTGAGCAATAAGATACCCTTGAATACTGCATAGGTGTTTACTCCTTGGTTTTTCACTTGTAGTCTATAAGAATTATAGCGTTCAGTCACAGCCCCGTAACGAATATGGTCTTCGTTGAACACTTCCATAACGTAATCCCAAAGATAATCAGCCGTAATGGTTTTATGCTCGGCGAATGCTACCTCACTCTCCAAGAAGTCACGTATAGCTTGGTTTGCACCAATAAATTCGAAAACACTTCGTGAGGAAGAACCCACCACTCGTGCATAATAGGTGGCAAGATTGGCTGTAGCAGGATGAATGGGATAGAGATTACGCAAGTCTTTTATCGTATCTTCTGCATTATTGCTTCCCATTGCATAACGAGCCAACATTCCGGCATGGCTATTGAAAAAAGAAGTAGTTAATGCTTCATACCCCTCAATATCAGCAATGCGGAACTTGCGTGACATGATTTTAAATGCCGACACCGTTTCCATATTATACTTCATATAATGGTAGCGACCTGTAGTTTTGGTACGTTCTTGCGCATCAAGTTTATTCAGTGCCGAAGGATGGGAGATAAAGAAGAAATAGCTGTTGTTACAAGTTTCCATAGCTTGCTCAGTTATCTTTTGTAGCTCAACCAACAATGACGGCCCCATGTCCGATTTCATTAAGTCGGTAAATTCGTCCCAAATAATCAATAATCCGCAGTAGTCAGTATTTTCTGCCAACTTGTCTTGTACCTCAAAGAACCAATCGCAAATATTGGCACTATTCAGACGTATATCCATGCGCCGTTCTGCTAATGCCCTCTTTACCTGCGTGAGTATGGAAGTGTCAGCTGTACGCAACTTGCTTGCCAAAGTCTTCACATCTGGAGCATAGGCTTCCAGTTTGGGACTTTGGCTGATGATGTCTTCCCAAAAGGCAGGTTCGCTTTCCACATGGTCTGCATAATCATCAAAGTCTGTTTTTACAAAGAAATCGGTCAATCCTGCTGCTTTTAATGCCCTTTTTATGGCACTTTGTAAACGGTGTGAAAAGTCTTCTTTGTGTGCGATGGATTCTGTACCATATAGATTAACAGGGAAAAGACGTTTACTGCTCCTTACGTCATAGACTGACTGGCGTAACAAATCGTATTGCCGGGATGCATATTCGGTGTCCAAGTATTCGCGAATGTCACCCACTTCATCACAAAGCAAATGCTTGATTACTGCGGCTGCATGACTCTTGCCCGTACCATACGTACCGTCAATCCAAAATGACTTGTGTGCATCTTGGTCATTATTACGAACGGCACTTACCACCTTGCGTAATATGTCGTTGAATTGTTCATTGGGAATAAAGGATTCCCATTCTCCTTGTTCTTCCCTACCTATATTATAAGCAGGTTTCGATTCACGTATCGTGATATAGTCTGAATATCTTGTTGCCATTGCATTAGTTGTTTCTGATTAACTTCATGGAAGTTCTATAAAATCGGCTTGGCCATTATGCAAACCATAACTATAAGTGCATTTGACTTTTACAATATTGTCCCTCATAAATCCAACTTAAACGACATGCCATCATCCTACTATCAACTTAAGGGCACTAAAAGCATCCAAATCTTCACGAAGTGATATATGGTCAAGTCCCATATTAAGTTCTGCGGTGAGAATTTGGTTCCTTTCATTACTTAAAAAATTGAGCTCTTTTATGAGCATTTCCTTAGAAACGCCGAACTCTCTCCATAAGCCATGTTTTGAATTCTGATTGTATAAATCGCTAATTCTAAATGATTTAACATCTAAGAAAGAAGCGAATTTATACAAAGAATACGCAATCGCTTCTCGTGATAACTCATCGTAAGGCATCTTCTTATACCTTGTGTTTTCGATTTTATACAACAAACCTAAGTTTCCAAGAGGACTTTCTCGAAAAGTCCTAAATAACGCATATATAATTTTGCCTACTGAATTTATCGCCATTTCGCCATAATCATTGTGAGCTAATTCGGCAATATCTTTTTCTGTGAAAACGAAATTCCAATCAACATTTCCTATATACCATTCCGCAATGGGAGAATTGTATGATAGGTTTATCCATAGCAATTCCCAAGCCAAGTCAGGTGCATTAATATATAAATCGGCAATGTATTTACCGAATTCTGTTATATTGTGTTTTTTCACATCATCCAATATTTCAGCTTGAACTAGCCACTTTTTAAATGGTGGAATCTGTTGAGTTTCATTAAGTCCATGAATCTTATCTTCAAAATAAGTTTCATATGTACACAGATATGTTTCTAACCAGCTTTCATTTAGCCCGAATCTATTATAATCAGTCAGTTTCATCTTATTTTTTGCTTTATCTATTCCTGTTACTTTCAATGAATTTGCTACAATACAACCATCCTCATGAAAAGTTAGACATTTGCCACAATGGACACATTTAGTATAGTCTATTTTTGCATCAGGGAGAATACTTAATGCACCCGTAGGACATTCAACTTCACAAGCTTCACAATTAATGCAATACACAGCTTTATTAATAGCTCGTTTTATTAAACCTTGTAGGACAGGCGATGCGTAAGTGTTCTCAAAAGAAATCTGTATAGAATCGTTTCTTTGCTCAATAGAATATTTGTACAGCGTCCCTTTGTATAATAACTCCCCCGAATTTGTATTACGGGTATATTTCCCAATAGCAGATAGAAATGTCAAGCAATCCTTCTTTGGATTTGTAATAGTAATTATTAAATGCGGTTTTGATGCCACAACCACCATGGATGATTTAGAACATAACCCTTTTCCACCAGCTCTCCTTTTCCAATTCCCGCTTTTTATATAAATATCTATGTCATTAACCCCTAAAGAGGAAACAAAAAGTTCTATTTTAGAAAGGAATGGACGTACTCGCTCATTGTAACGCATATTGGAAATCATATCGTTCCAATCCGAAGAGAAGGGGCATAGTACACATCCAACCCTTGTCATGCCATTTCTATAAGCTAAGTTTATCGGAATTTTGTACTTGAATATATATAGGTAAATTTCCACTATACTCCATTCAAGAATAGGAGAAGCGTTAATGACAGTATCGTGTTTAACACCTTTTCCTATTCGAGAATATCTTGATCGTTTTGTACTTTCCTCTGCTCGTACTCCATCAAACGTCAGTACTTTTGCTTGCTTATTAGTCCCCTCAATTTTTAACATACGATAGAGAGGGGCGGTCTTCATCACCGAACAGCACCAACGATGTGTATCACTGGGAGTACCTATCTGATCCCAATAGTTGAGAACGGATTCATGATTACGAGCTACGGAAAATTTCAAGTCGGGGTATAACGATGTATAATGCTGTCGCACTTGTTCGTAAAGGGCAAGTGAAGTAGGAAGTTCATAGCCGGTATCGCTATAAATCACTTCAAAGTCTGTAGAAGGAATGGCACGAGTGCAAAGGTCAAGTACTACTTGACTATCTTTTCCACCGGAAAAAGAAGCGAGAAAACGGTCTATTTTGGTGGAATGGAAAATACGTTTGCCATTCTCTTTGGCAGTGTCGAGGGGTACAATATCGAAGCTGTCGCAATCTTCCTTTACAATAGCCATTTTCTTTTTATAACGCTTTTCTGCATTTTCAAGTAACTGGTTATAATCAAGTTGATTGGAAGCTACTTGTGCAGTACTACGATTAGCAGATGTGTATTGCAAATATGTATCTCGGATAAATTCAATAGCTTCGCTTTCCAATAGAAAGAGGAAGTCTTTGTTACGGTGTAGCATTTTTGCCACATCCACGCATTGTAAGGTTGCCTTTTCTTTCCCTTTCTGAAACAGAACGATAGGAGAATCATAAATATTCGCCCCTTTTGCTTCAAACATCAATTCCCCACGATAAAAGTATTGTTTGTTGCAAGCCCACATCAAAGGCTCTTCTGTATGAGGATATTTCCAACCTAATTCGTGTAACTTTAACAAATTAAGTTCTTCCCAGAATACAGGACGTGGCGTTATCCCCAAAGTGTCTGAAGTAACGTGCGAGTGAAGCAATACCCCACCAGTCTCATAGTCCCAAGAAATCTTATACATAGATAATTCTGCCTTCTGAAAAATCCTTGTATGGCAGAGTTCCCGATACCATGATTATACAAAGCATATTTGAACTAAACAAAAAAGCGTGGGAATCTTGCCTGTTGCCCATCCCACGAATCGAGGCCTTCGCATTGCCCAACAGTCAGAACGGACAACGCAGAAAGCCCACGCATGGTATATATTAATCCCATGCGTGAACGAATCGAAATATACAATGTATATATTTACGACAATTCACGGCAAGGCATAATATACCTACCGTGAACATCTACTGTTGTCTTGTCCTTTGACTGTTGTTGTAAGTTGCGAAGTTACGATTCGTCAAAGACAAGCGTCAAGTAAACGCTCTTTATGTAAAGTTGCACCCACCCGCTATCCCTCTTCGGGCTTCTGCAAGTATAATGCATCTGCAAAATTACACATTTTTATTGGAATATCAGTAATTATCAAAGATTTTTTAGGATTTGATAAAAATGAGCCAAATGAAAGGATTGTCAATCAAAGAATTTTCGTATCTTTACCAAGATTTGTATAAACAACGGTTATCATATAGATAGTTCATAATGGAAATCAATATACAATACAAAGAGAACTCTACATATTCTAATGCGGCTATTGAAGCAGTTAGATATGGATTCCAATATCGCAAAGAGGCAGAAGTGTATGCGATAGAGAATAGATGCAAACTCAACCATTGCCTACCTGCACCATCTGATATTCTCCTTTTTCTTGCAGAAGCTATTATTGGTGGAATAGCCTATGATGTCTTAAAATCAGTTGTCCATAAGACGTGGGAAAAATTGAGAAGCAAAAAATTAATCAATAAAGACAAGAATGTACATAACATCCTGACTACGGAAGAATCTTTAGATGAATTTTATACATATATAAAGGAATTCCATCAAAGAGAAATGAATATAACTGAAATACAAGAAAAGTACATCAAAGAAGAAGTCTGCGCTGATTATCATGGCGAAAAATCAGCCATTATATATGAGAAATATCATAGATTAGCCTCTGTTGAGGAGTTAATTATAATAAATAAAGAGGCTCTCCAAAAGGCGAATCGCATTATAGTTCGTAAGAAAGAATCGTAGGGCTTACTAATGAGAATTATAATCTTCACGTTTCCAAATGTAAATTAGCGTTTGAAACTTTTGCAATATAAAAATATTTCAGTGAAATATGCTGAGAAGAAAACTATCTTTCAAAAAAAATGATTACCTTTGCATTCAGGAAAAGCGTTTTTTGATTTAAGGCAAAATGAGAAGAATACGGAATTTCGCTCGTTTCCAAATCGTTAGCAGTCAAACTAGAATCCTTTGTAAGTCGTTCGTTTTCAGTAGGAAAGAAGAATGAGAATGTCTTAACCCGTGAAGTCGGAGGGTGTTTACCTTAATAAAAAGCATTTCATGCAAACGAAAAAAGCTGTGGAAGCTTCACACAAGAGAGGCTATGCGAGTGGGTGGAGTACGAAAACCAACAAAGCGGTAGCCCATACCGTAACACATGAGTTGGCACACGCTACATGGAATGCAAATATGACAGGGGCAAACCAAAAAGCGGCTGGAAAGGAAGTGAAAAAGTTATTTAATTCTTGGAAGAAAGACAATAAGAAATCCGGGTATGGAAAGTATGCGGAAACCAATGTGTCGGAGTTCTGGGCTGAAACCGTTACTAAAGCGATACATGGTAAAAGTGATAAATATACCAAGAAAGTAAAGGAAATCTGCAAGAAATACAAACTATAGAGGTATTTTTGCTTAAATTAATTCAATGTAACATGAATAAGATAGAATTAACCGCTGATGAGATTAAAGTAATCAAGCAGCAATTAAACGGTGAGATTGAGGTTTGGAATGCTGATGATTATCAGCAAAAGCATCTCACTTCGGTAATTGATAAGGCAGACGCTCTTTTGGAGGAATTGGATGCCTACGATGAAATGATAGACGAAAAGGACGGTGATACCATTCTTTGGTTTTGGGATAAGTACAAGGCGCAAGAGGGTATCATAGAATAATTACCCGAGTAAAGAGAATCGGACGGTATTGTGCTATCCGATTTTCTTTGCTCTTATAGTGTGTTTAGTAAACACATAAATCAATACGAAAACAATAGAATGGCTTTTGAAAAAGGACATAAATTTGGTAACAGATTCACAAGCGAGAACCAACCGAAAAATCCCGGTCGGAAGCCCTCTATATATAAATACGTCAAGGATATAACGGGTAAGAAGATTGCACCCGAAATGAGTAAAGAGGATTACCACAAGGTTATCCGCTTTCTGATGGAAAGCACCCCCGAAATATTGGAGGGGCTTGTAAAGAACCCGGACGGAACACCCAATAAGAAAACACCCGTTTGGGTTCTGAATGTCGTATCTGCCATTAACGCAGATATTCGCTATGGTAGGACTTATACGGTGGATAGTCTGTTTGATAGGGTTTTCGGGAAGCCCACACAACAGATAGAGAGCGAAGTAAACGCACAAGTAACCAACAACAGCATGGATTTGTCGGCTCTTACTACGGATGAGTTGCTACAATACAATTCCTTGCTGGAAAAAATAAAGGCAGGCAATGGCACGAAGTAAGGTTACATACGTGCCGATGGCACTTGCAGTGAAGATTGAGCTTTTCAAGCGTGGTTGTTTCGACTTCATTACCGTAAAGGATGGTTTGAAGCATGAGAAGCAAGAACACGCTTTGAAGATACTTACCGACAATGAACACGTTGAACTTTTGTACGGAGGTGCTGCCGGGGGTGCAAAATCATGGACGGGTGCGGTGTGGCTTCTGTTTATGTGCCTCTGTTATCCCGGTTCAAAGTGGTTTATCGGACGTGCCGAGTTAAAGCGTATCACACAATCTACACTTATCACATTTTACAAGGTTTGCAATCAATATGGGGTTGATGATACCTTGTACAAGTATAACGGGCAATACAATTATATCGAATTTTTCAACGGTTCACGCATTGACTTGCTGGACTTGCAATATAAGCCGGGCGACCCTCTGTATGAGCGTTACGGCTCAATCGAATATACAGGCGGCTGGATTGAAGAGGGTGGCGAGGTGAATTTTGGAGCTTATGATACATTGAAAACACGTATCGGGCGACACCTTAACAATGAACTGGGGTTGAGGCGAAAGTTATTCATTACGTGCAACCCTAAAAAGAATTGGATGTATGATACATTCTACAAGCCGGATAAGAAAGGGGAATTGCCCGAATATATGTACTACCTTGCTTGCCTTGTACAAGAAAATCCATTCATAGACCCCGATTATATAGAGGGCTTGAAAACCACAAAGGATAAAGTAAAGCGTGAACGTCTTTTGAAAGGTAATTGGGAATATGACGATAACCCCAACGCCCTTTGTTCACATGATGCAATCTGTGAGATATTCGGGAATAAGATTTCAATCAAGACAGGTACAAACTATATTACAGGCGATATTGCACGCTTCGGAGCTGACTATGCCCGTCTTGCCGTTTGGGACGGTTGGCATATCATAGAGCTACAATGTTTTCCCGTGTCTAAGACTACCGACATTCAGACGTGGATAATCAACAAGCAAAAGAAGTATAGAATACCCAA